AACGGAACCGCTCACTAGGGGTATTGTGATCTTCGGTGCTACCGGAGATCTCTGTAAAAAGAAATTAATACCTGCACTCTATAAACTCTGGTTGAAAGATCTTTTGCCAGAAAACTTTTTAATTTTAGGTTGTGCTAGAAGAGAACCAACAGCAGAGATGTGGAAAGAATCTCTTGGTTATTATCCTGATGATTTTCTACATCATCTAGATTATCAATGTGCTGATTTGTCTATGGTGGAAACACTTAGACATCTACCAGATTACATTGATGATATGACTTACTTCCTCTCTGTTCCACCAGAGAGATATGCTGATGCAATCACTAATCTGAAGGAGGCAGGATGTTTAGATGACCCAGAAACCTCGCGTGTTGTTATTGAAAAACCCTTTGGGCACGATTATAAATCTGCTGATCATTTATCAGCTTTGGTTGCTAGACATTTACGCGAAAAACAAGTATATCGCATTGACCATTATCTCGGTAAAGATACTGTTAATAATATCCTTGCCACCCGTTTTAGCAATATTCTACTGGAACCTCTTTGGAACAGGCAGTACATAGAAGAGATTCAGATTTTTGCTACAGAAACGATTGGATGTGAAGGTCGTTCTCAATATTATGAGACATCTGGTGCAGTTCGTGACATGCTACAGAATCATATTCTGCAAGTGTTAGCACTCATTGCAATGGAACCTCCTTCCCGAATGTCAGCAAAAGAAGTCAGAAGAGAGAAGACAAAAGTCTTAGCTGCCACTAGAATGTCACCATCTATCGTACTTGGACAATACCATGACTACCGTTCTGAAGAGGGTGTTAATCCTGACAGTACCACTCCTACCTATTTTGCTGGTACTCTTTTCGTCGATAACTGGCGTTGGGAAGGAGTTCCTTTTAACGTCATGACAGGTAAGAAGATGCCCTATGGCTGTGTTGAAGTTGTTATTAAACTCAAAGCACCTCCATTAAAACTCTATGAAGGTGAAACAAATGATCGTATTGTTATGCGTCTGCAACCTAACCCTCATCTTGATATTCGTATGGATATCAAATCTCCTGGCTTGAATAATGATTTGGAGGAAGCAACTCTAACACATGAATATCCTCAAGATAGATCAGTTGATGGTTATGAAAAACTTCTTTATGATGCAATTGAAGGAAATCAAGCACACTTTGTTCATGCAGAAGAAGTGATGGAATCTTGGCGTATTGTTGATGATCTTCTATGTGAAGGCGATCATTGTCAAATTCGTACAGTCCCTTACATTTATATGCCAAAAACATGGGGACCTTGGAAACAAGTAGAATCAATTACTAACTGGGATTATCCAGCATGATACACGTTCAATTGTTTATTAGACACGTCATGCAAACTCCTTGGTGTTTAGGTGTTATGGGGTTTTTCTTAGTATTTGTTCCCATCATTGGTATGTATCTTGTCCATAAATATGGATGGGAGCACTGGGAGCCTTTCACACGCCATGTATCGGGAGAAACATCTGCAGAAGAAGAGTGATGAGTGTGCAAACCTTTGGAGGGAGTGGGAAACTCTGTGGCGAAAAAAGATTTAGGTGCGCCAGAGGCGAGACGAAGATGGTGTAAATGTTGTGATGAATTCAGTATAATGTGCCATCACGAAGCTACAACTAATCCTAGATATAAAGATATGAAACATACTTGGGATGAACCTCCTCCTCCGCCCCCTAGAAAATCCAAATGACCCTGTATGGAGTGTGATCATATCGATCATACTCCTTCTTATTGGAGTAGCATGGGTTATCAGATATATACTACTAGTTGATACAAGAGAGGCACAAGATCATGGGAGCCATGACACCACCGAGCAGGAAGAGTTGTTACAACTTCCGAGTAGTAGAGATCAACAGAGTTCTTGATGGCGATACTATTGACGTTACTATTGATCTCGGGTTTGATCTATACAAGAAAGAAAGAGTTAGAGTTGCAGGCGTTGATACGCCGGAGAAGAGAACTAGAGACCTCGAAGAAAAGGAGTTAGGAATTGACGCAACAAACTGGCTCAAAGAAAAACTGGAAGGGGCGATTTCTGGTGACGATGATCTTGTTATCCGCACTGAACTTGTTGGTGGCGTTGGGAAATATGGGCGTCTTCTGGGTTGGCTTTACATTGGCGACGGAGATCTGTCCCTCAACGAAGCAATGATTGAAGAAGGTTATGCTTGGGCTTACGACGGCGGGACCAAGCAGAAAAACTTTGAGGAGTTACGAGAAATCCGCCGCACTAATGGAACACTACTATGAGTTGCAATTTAAGAGAAAAAACTATTTCTGCTTTGCGTAATGATGCTATCGGTAAGATTAGCAAAGCAAAGGTAAATATTGAAATTTATCTGCATAATCCTGTAGGTATCGGTGAGCATCCTGATGTGTTAGGTGCTATTCAAGAACAACTTGATATCATTGCACACGAGGAAGAACGTATTGAAGTATTAGAAAAACATTTCGATGACCAACACTGAACAGTATCTCGGCAATCCAAATTTAATCAAAGCTAATGTAAAACAAGAGTTTACCAATGAACAGGTTGCTGAGATATTAAAGTGTTCAGAAGATCCCGTCTATTTTATTAGAACCTACATTAGAATCGTTTCTTTGGATAAAGGTTTAATTCCTTTTGACATGTACCATTTCCAAGAAGAGATGGTAGAAAAATTTCATGAGAATCGATTCAACATTGCAAAACTACCTCGACAGTCTGGTAAGTCTACTATCGTTACCAGTTATCTGTTGTGGTATGTTTTGTTTAATGCAAATGTCAACGTCGCAATCCTAGCAAACAAAGCAGCAACTTCTCGTGAGATGTTGCAGAGATTACAACTGTCTTATGAAAACCTCCCCAAATGGTTGCAGCAAGGTATCCTCCAGTGGAACAGAGGTAGTCTGGAACTGGAGAATGGAAGTAAAATCATGGCTGCATCTACTTCCTCTAGTGCTATCAGGGGTATGTCTTTTAACGTCATTTTTCTGGACGAATTCGCGTTCGTTCCGAATCATATCGCTGACCAGTTCTTTGCTTCTGTTTATCCTACTATTTCATCCGGTAAATCTACCAAAGTAATTATTATCTCCACGCCTCACGGCATGAACATGTTCTACAAGTTGTGGCATGATGCGGAGAAAGGGAAGAATGAATATATTCCAACGGAGGTTCATTGGTCTGAAGTACCCGGCAGAGATGCTGCTTGGAAAGAACAAACAATCAAGAACACATCAGAACAACAGTTCCGAGTTGAGTTTGAGTGTGAGTTTCTTGGATCTGTCGATACATTAATCTCTCCAAGCAAATTGAGAGTTATGCCATATTCAGATCCAATTACACAGAATAAGGGATTGGCAATTTATAATAAGGTAGAACCGGAACATAATTATATCATTACAGTTGACGTTGCTAGAGGTTTGTCTAATGATTATAGTGCCTTTATGGTTGTAGATACTACAACCTTACCGTATAAAGTAGTAGCCAGATATAAAAATAATGAAATTAAACCTATTATTTTTCCCAATATTATTATAGATGTTGCCAAGAATTATAATAACGCATATGTTTTATGTGAAGTGAATGATATTGGTGGTCAGGTTGCAGATATTATTCAATTTGATTTGGAGTACGAGAACTTGCTGATGGCAGCAATGCGCGGTCGTGCGGGTCAACAACTCGGACAAGGATTTTCCGGTAAGAAGACTCAACTTGGTGTTAAGATGTCTACTGCTGTCAAACAGGTTGGTTGTTCTAACCTAAAAGCATTGATTGAAGAAGATAAATTAATCGTTCCGGATTACGATACTATCGCTGAACTAACTACATTTATTGTCAAAGGTCAATCATTTGCAGCGGAAGAAGGATGTAATGATGATCTTGCTATGTGTTTAGTAATTTTTGCATGGATGGCAATGCAGGAATACTTCAAAGAGATGCATGACAACGATGTCCGTGCTCGTATCTATGCAGATCAAAGAGAATCTATTGAGCAAGATATGGCACCATTTGGATTCATTGATGATGGTCTCGATGATGAATACTTTGCAGATGCTCAGGGAGATGTGTGGAAGGTCGCGGAATACGGCGATAAGTCCTATATGTGGGAGTTCAGATAAGCTTTCAAAAATATAAATAATCCTAGACAACCGATAACGGAACTTTTAGGAGTATATCACGATGGCATCTAACCAATTATCGCCTGGGGTAGTTATCCAGGAAAGGGATCTAACTACAACAGCCGTAGTGCCAACAGCGAATGTTGGTTTTCTTGCTGGCCCATTTGAACAAGGTCCCGTAGAAGAAATTGTAGACATTGTTTCTGAGACACAACTCGTTGAAAAATTTGGTGAACCCAACGATTATAACTACGAATACTGGTTCACCGCCGCAAACTATCTTTCTTATGGCGGTCTCCTTAAGATTGTAAGAGTTACACACAGCGATCTTAAGAACTCTTGCGATGAAGGTACTGCACCTTTAATCAAGAACCTCGACAACTATGAAGGTTCCTTTGAGACTGCTGCTAACACTTGGACATGGGCAGCTAGAACACCCGGTAGTGATGGAAACTCGATTGGCGTTTTCGTAACTGATGCTGGTGCTGATCATATTGCTGTTCTTCCCGCTCCAGGTTCTGGTAACGAGCATGAGTTTGTTGCCGACGAAGCACTGACTGCTGCCTCTGGTGCTGCTGGATCTGTATTTAAATACAGCATTGTTCTTACAGTAGATACTGTTGTAGGTACATTTGTACCCGGAACTTCTACTACTATTGGTATTGGCGGTTCTGCAGAAGCAGTTACTGTTCTGGCTTGGGATGCTACTGATAAGAAACTGGAAATTGCTCTGCCCTCTGGTGGTGTTACTGGTATCATTGCTGATGGTCAAACTGTAACTCAGGGTACAAACACTGCGGTTATTGCTACCAGTGGTATTGAGCGTCGTCTTTATATCATCAAAGATAAGGGTAGCGTTGATTTTGCAGCAACTGATGCTGTTACAGATACAAACTCAACTTCAGTAGTTATCACTTCCGTCCGTGAAGAATATCAAGAGCGTGAATATTCTCCTGGTGCAAAATGGATCTCTGTTGCTGCTCGTCCTGGTACTTCTCAATATGCTGATAGCAAAGGAGGATTCCGTGACGAACTTCATATCCTCGTCATTGATATCGACGGCACTATTACCGGCACTCCCGGAACTTTACTTGAAAGATTCCTGAACGTTTCTAAAGCATCTGATGCTAAGACAACTGTTGGTGAAAATAACTACTATCCTCAGGTAATTAAAACCAAATCTGCTTACGTTTATTGGGGTGAGCACGAGACTGATGTTCATAACGCAAACAGCAGTGCATCTGCTGGTAACTGGGGCATTGGTGCAGAGAATCGTAGTTTTAATATTATTCGTTCTGCTGCTGGCGGTCCTTCTTATCCCGGCTCGACAATTGCTATTGGTTCTAAGAATAACTCTTCTTATTACTATAGACTCCAAAATGGTGCTAGCTATAGCGTCACTGGCGGTTTCTATGATATCTCCAATACTGATCTTGCCAAGTCTTACGATCTGATTGCTGACCGTGAAGCAGTTACCGTTGACTTCGTTCTGACTGGTCCTACTGGAAACAGTGATGTTAGTGGTCTTTCTAAGATCAATACTATTAAGCAAGTAATTGATCTTCGTAAGGATTGCATCGCTTTCATCTCTCCTCGTCGTGGGCATATTGTTGGCGTTACCGATCCTCAGGTAGTAACTGATAATGTCGTAAACTTCTTTAAGACTCTGCCTAGTAGTTCTTACATGGTATTCGATTCCGGATACAAGTATGTTTATGATAAGTACAATGATAAGTATCGCTACATTCCTTGCAACTCTGATATTGCTGGTCTGTGTGTACAAACAACTATCCTTACAGATCCTTGGTTCTCTCCCGCAGGTTTCACTCGCGGTGTATTGAGAAACGTTATCAAGATGGGTTATACTCCAAACAAGGCACAGAGAGATCAACTCTATGCTAACAGAGTAAATCCGATTGTAACTTTCCCTGGTCAAGGTACTGTTCTGTATGGTGATAAGACTGCGCTGTCCTTCGCATCTGCTTTTGACAGAATCAATGTTCGCCGCCTGTTCCTGACTATCGAAAGATTCATCGAGCAAGCTGCTAAGACACAACTGTTCGAGCAAAACGATTCTGAACAAAGAGGATTCTTCTTGAATATTGTAGAACCTTATATGCAGACAGTTCAAGGTCGTCGCGGTGTTACTGATTTCCTCGTTAAGTGCGATGAAAGTAACAACCCTCCGGAGGCAATTGATCGTGGAGAATTCTTCGCAGAGATCTATGTTAAGCCTACTAGAACGGTTAACTATATCACTCTGTCGTTCATTGCCACTCGTTCTGGCGTATCTTTCTCAGAGGTCGTTAGCTAAGTCATAGACTAACATATTAATTNATTGAGACCCCCAAAAAGGGTCTCAATTTTTTTGTTTGTATAAATACTGATAGAAATNTAATCTTGTGGGATGATATAAAGATGNCAAAGCAGTCTATNACNAATTTTAAATCNAATATTAGTTCGATTGGATTTGCAAGATCGAATATTTTTGAGGCGACTATCAATCCGCCAGGAACTACGAACGCTAAAACGAGTCCAACAAATCATAAGTTTTATATTAAAGCGGCGTCTTTACCTGCCTCAAATATCGGAACTATTGGAATTCCGTTTCAAGGAAGAGTATTCAATGTACCCGGTGACAGAACATTTGATGCTTGGAGCACTACCATTATAAACTCAGAGAATCTTGAGTTTAGAAAATTCCTTGAGAGTTGGGTAAATGATGTCCAAGACAACAAAGTTAATCTTTCAGTTGCGAATGGATTGGCATACCAATCTACGTTAGAAATTAAGTCTTTCATGCGTGACAAAGTTGCTGGGGAATCTTTGAAGACCGCAAGACATTATAAATTCCATAACTGTTTTCCAACAAGCGTTTCTGCAATTGATTTGGATTTTGCTTCTAATGATGCTATTGAGGAATTTACTTGTGAATGGCAATATTCTCACTGGACAGTTGAGAAACCTACTACAAAGTAATTAGATAACTGTTAACAAAGGAGGATAAAAACAATGTCAACACTAAATCAAAGAATTTCAAACTTCAAATCAAAGGTTCTTGATAAAGCTGCTTTAGCAAGACCTAATCTATTTCGCGTAGATCTTGATTTCCCTGCATCAGTAAAGGCAGCAACAAGTCATATCTCTGGTGGCGGTAAATATACTGCCGATTCGGATAAACTTGGTAAGTTTCAAGTTAGAGCAGCACAATTACCAGCTACCACTATTGGTGTAGTTGAAGTTCCCTTTCGTGGTCGTATGTTAAAGATCGCTGGTGACAGAACATTTGAACCTTGGACTATTACTGTTATGAACGATGAAGATCATAGACTGAGATCTGCATTTGAAATTTGGGTCAGTATGATTCAATCACAAGATACAAACTTCCAAGAACTGGGTATTGATGCAAATTCTGGTGATACTGTCTATAAAGATATGAAAGTCACACAACTTTCTAGAGGCACTTATGATAGTAAAGCAAATGGAAACCTTTTACAATATAAATTCAAGCATTGCTATCCAAGTTCCGTTTCTGCTATCGACCTTGATTGGGGAAGTAATGACGCCATTCAAGAGTTCACTGTAGAGTTCCAACTTTCCCATTGGGTTTCCGATTACAAATAACTCCCTAAATAATTAAGGAACTTATATTAGGTCCCATCTTGGGACCTTTTTAATATATGGCAAAGAAGAACAACTGGGAAAAATCCAGTGCCCAAACAAATATTAATCACTTTAAGTCCAAAATCGAGAAACTCGGTGGACTGGCCAGAACTAACCTGTTCGCCGTTAATTTAAAATTACCGAATCAGTTTTTTGATTATGGTTCTAATGCTCAGGGTGGTGGCAGTAAGGACAGATCAGACACAATAAAACTTCTTTGTCGTGGTGCGTTATTGCCGGGATCTCAGGTTGCGATGGTTGATGTTCCATATAGAGGTATGGGATATAAGATACCCGGAGAAAGAATTTATGAACCTCTAACACTTACATTTATGAACGATGCTAAACATACGGTGAGAAATACCTTTTTAGATTGGCATAAAGGAATGAGATTTGTTGATAACAACTATATGTTTAATACTGATGAGGATAATGTCAATTTTTTCGGTAGTTTAGAAATACAAGCTTACTATAGAGATAAGTGGAATAATACTGCACAAAGACCTCAAATTGTAACAGGATACAAGTTCTTCAATATTTGGCCAACAATGATTGGTGGTATTGAATTAGACGGTGGTAGTAATGATCAAGTTCAAGAATTTACAGTTCAGTTTGAATATCAAAGATATCGTATTGTAGAAAGAGATGACTCTAGGTCAATGATAGAGCATTGAGAACTAGACTAAATAAAGTATACCCCACAGTGATGTAATGGCAGGTCAACAGTTATTTGGATTTTCGCTGGAGAGAGCGAAAAAAGCACCAAAGGGTCCTTCTTTTGTACAGAAGGATTCTATGGATGGATCGCAACCTATTGTAGGTGGCGGTTATTATGGTTATTCCGTTGATTTTGATGGAACTCTTCGCAATGAATATGAACTTATCACTCGTTATAGAGAGATGGTTCTGCAACCAGAATGTGATAGTGCTGTCGATGATATTGTAAATGAAACTATCTGCGGTAATTTTGATGATGTACCGGTAGAAGTTGAGTTATCTAATTTAAAATCATCAGAAAAAATTAAAAAACTTATTAGAGAAGAGTTTCAAGAGATTCTACGTCTTCTTGATTTTGAAAATCGTTCATATGAAATCTTCCGTCGCTGGTATGTAGATGGTCGTCTATTCTATCATAAGGTAATCGATCCAGCAAATCCTAGAGGAGGTCTTACGGAACTTAGATATATTGATCCTCGTAAGATTCGCAAGGTAACTGAGTACCAACAAAAGAGACCGGAGGAACTGCGCGGTGTTGATCTTAATACTCAACTCACCAGAAAGAGTGCAGAATATTTTCTGTACAATCCAAAGGGTTTAAAGAATTCTACTAATCAGGGTATGAAGATTGCTCCTGATTCTGTGACTTATTGTCACTCAGGTATTCAAGACCTGAACAAAAACATGACACTTTCTCACCTTCACAAGGCGATTAAGGCAGTCAATCAACTTCGTATGATTGAAGATTCTTTGGTGATCTATCGTTTAAGTAGAGCACCCGAACGTAGAATTTTCTACATTGATGTCGGTAATCTTCCCAAGAATAAGGCAGAACAATATCTGCGCGAAGTCATGAGTCGTTATCGCAACAAACTCGTATATGATGCTAACACGGGTGAGATCAAGGATGACAAGAAGTTCATGTCCATGTTGGAGGACTTCTGGTTACCCCGCCGCGAGGGAGGGCGCGGCACAGAAATTTCTACTCTTCCTGGCGGGCAAAATCTCGGTGAACTGGAAGACGTTAAGTATTTCCAGAAGAAGCTTTATAAAGCTCTGAACGTGCCCTCATCGAGACTTGAAACTGAGACTACATTTAATATTGGTCGTGCTGCTGAAATTACTAGGGACGAAGTAAAGTTCCAAAAATTTGTAGCAAGACTCAGAAAGCGTTTTAGTGAACTCTTTATCGATCTCTTGAGAACACAACTCATTCTTAAAGGAATCATTTCCATTGAAGAGTGGGATGATATGAAGGAGCATATTCAGTTTGATTATATTGCTGATAACTACTTCACTGAACTTAAAGAGATTGAAATTCGCAATGAGAGAATGAATCAAGTTGCAAACATGGATCCTTTCGTCGGCAAGTATTTCTCTGTTGAATACATGCGTCGTCAGGTCCTTAAGCAAACCGATACGGAAATTAAGGAAATTGATGAACAAATCGCCGCTGAAATGGAAGCAGGTATTATTGCTGATCCTGCAGCAGAAATGGATCCCGCTATGGCTGCTGGCGATCCCAATGCAGCACCCTCAGAAGAGCAACCCATGACTGGTCAATCTCAAGGACCAGATCCCGCTGATCTTCAGCGCGGTGAAATTTAATAAATAGTAAATGTAATTGAAGTTTTATTATGCCTAGCGATATTGCCAAACAAATCGTAGATCAAATCTATAACGACGAAAAAGCAAAGTCTATTGATTCTGTTGCGGATGCTCTTGGTGCAATCACCTTTGACGCTATTCAACAAGGAAAACAGGATTTTGCTAAGAGTTGGGGATTTAATCCAGATGATACTGCTCAAGGTGTTGCGGATGAACTCGAAGATCAACTTCCAGATGGAACTGATATTGAGTACACAGATGTAGAAGTTGACGAACGTCAACCTCATGAACCGCCCGAAGCAGAATATGAAACCGACGAACAAGAACCTGAGGAAGAAACCGATGAGACTGATAGCTGAAGAAATTACAAACATCGATTTTCTCTGCGAAGAAAAGGATGGTAAGAAAAATTACTTCATTGAAGGCATCTTTTTGCAAGCGGAAATTAAAAACCGCAACGGCAGAATGTATCCTCAGAGAACTTTAGCGCGTGAAGTTGCTAAATACGATGAGAACTACATTCAAAAAGGGCGTGCTCTTGGCGAATTAGGTCATCCTGATGGTCCGTCCATCAATTTAGATAGAGTATCTCACAAGATTACATCTCTATCTGAAGAAGGCAACAACTTCGTTGGTCGTGCAAAGCTCCTAGATACTCCTATGGGCAAGATCGCAAAAAATTTACTCGACGAAGGCGTGAAACTGGGTGTTTCATCCAGAGGCATGGGTTCCATTATTAAAAAGGAAAACTGCAACATGGTTGCAGACGACTTCATGCTTGCCACTGCTGCTGATATTGTAGCAGATCCTTCTGCTCCTGATGCATTTGTTGATGGTATTATGGAAGGAAAAGAATGGGTTTGGGATAATGGCATCCTTAAAGAGGCAACTGTTGCTCAAATCAAAACCCAAATTGATGAAGCAACTCTTTTAAATTTGCAAGAACGTAAGGTTTCCGCGTTTGCAGCATTTTTACAGAGTTTGTGATTTATAAATAAACATAGACAAAGCTAATGCATAACGGAGAATATCAAATGTCTGAATCCCTCGATAGAGAGTTTGAGGCACAGGAGTTGGAAGAAGGTTCCAACGCTGTCACCAAAAACGCAAAACCTGGCGATCCCATTGACACCTCCAAAGGTGGTGCCGCAAAGGTGATCGACGTAACAACCGATTCGCTGGAAGGCGCAAAAGGTACTAAGAACGCTGGTTCGTCTGCCGCTCGTTCGGTAAGTCACGAAGGTTCTAAATCCCTAGCTACAAAACCATCTGGTGCATCCGCCAAACAAGAGGAGGTTGAGACTGATGAGTACGAGGAAACAATCACCGAGACCGAGTACGACTTTACTGAAGATGTTGACGCTCTTGTCGCAGGTGAAGACCTCTCAGAAGAATTCAGAGAGCGTGCAGTAACAATTTTTGAAGCTGCTGTCACCTCAAAAGTCAATGCAGAAGTCACTGCATTGCAAGAAGCATTTGAATCTACTCTGACTGAAGAAGTCGAGAAGATCAAAACAGAATTGGCCGAGAAGGTCGATGACTACCTGACTTACGCCGCACAATCTTGGATTGAGGAAAATGCTCTCCAGATTGAACATGGCATTAAGTCTGATATTGCGGAGTCATTCTTCTCTGGCCTCAAAGATCTTTTCATGGAGCACAATGTTGGTGTTCCTGAAGAGAAATTCAACTTGCTGGATGGTCTGGCAGTTGAGCTTGATGAGATGGAAGATAAACTCAACGAGCAAATCGACGCCAATATTGCTTTGAATAAGCAACTTGGTGAATTTGTTAAAATGGAGATTGTGAACGAATGCGCTACGGGACTCGCTGAGACCCAAAAGGAGAAGTTAGCTTCTCTTGCTGAGGGTGTTGAGTTTGAGAATGAAGAAGACTTTAAAACTAAAGTCGAAACGATTAAGGAATCATACTTCACGAGAAAGGCTGATGCAGAATATTCTGCTGACCCCACTGAAGAAGTCGCTGAACCCCTTATCGAAAGCACAGCAAGCGGCACGATGTCGAAGTATGTCGATGCTATTGCTCGCTGGTCCAAATAATTAAAAACTACTTTAACTCGGAGATTACAAATGTCTATCCAAAATCTTCAGGAGAAGTGGGCACCCGTTCTGGAACACGATGCTCTGCCCGAGATCGGTGATTCCTATAAGAAAGGCGTAGTTGCACAACTCCTCGAAAACCAAGAAAAAGCCTTAACCGAAGAAGCTTCCGTTCTTAACGAGACTCTTCAAACAACTGGTTATACTGGCGCTTCGACCGCTACTGGTCCTGTTGCTGGTTTCGACCCCGTTCTGATCTCTCTGATCAGACGCTCCATGCCTCAACTGATCGCCTATGATATCGCTGGCGTTCAACCGATGACTGGTCCTACTGGACTGATCTTCGCAATGCGTACTAACTATGGTAGCGAGCGCAATCCCGCTGCTTCCGGTTATGACGAGGCATTCTTCAACGAGCCTAACGCTGGTTTCTCTGGTGGTGCTGGCACTTCCTACGATCCTGGCGCTTCTAGCTCCGCTAATAACGACGCTGAGGGCAACAACCCTGCAGTTCTGAACGATTCTTCTCCTGGCACTTACGAGCAGACTGGTGATGCCACAGGCATGACTACTGCTACTGTTGAGGGTCTGGACGACGCTACTTCCGGTAGCGAGTTCCGCGAGATGGGATTCAGCATCGAGAAGGTCACCGTGACCGCTCGTGCTCGCGCCCTGAAAGCTGAGTACAGCATCGAACTGGCTCAGGACCTCAAGGCAATTCATGGTCTGGATGCAGAGCAAGAGCTCAGCAACATCCTGAGCACTGAAATCCTTGCTGAAATCAACCGTGAAGTTGTTCGTACCATCTACACCAACGCTGTTGCTGGTGCTCAGAACAACACTGCTAACGCTGGTATCTTCGACCTCGACGTTGACTCCAACGGTCGCTGGTCTGTTGAGAAGTTCAAGGGTCTCCTGTTCCAGATCGAAAGAGATGCTAACGCTATCGGTCAGCAAACTCGTCGTGGGAAGGGCAACATCCTGATCTGTTCTGCTGATGTCGCCTCTGCTCTGGGTATGGCTGGTGTTCTCGATTACACCCCTGCTCTGGCTGGTAACAACTCCCTGACAGGTGTTGACGATACCTCCAGCACTCTGGTTGGTACTCTCAACGGCAGAATCAAGGTCTACGTTGATCCTTATTCCGCTAACGTTGCTGACAAGCACTTCTACGTTGCTGGTTATAAGGGTACTTCTCCTTATGACGCTGGTCTGTTCTATTGCCCTTATGTACCTCTCCAGCAGGTTCGTGCAATCAACCCGAACACCTTCCAGCCCAAGATCGGCTTCAAGACTCGCTACGGCATGGTCTCGAACCCCTTCTCTCAAGGTCTGACTCAGGGTTCCGGTGCTCTGACTGCCAACAGCAACCGCTACTATCGTCGCGTACAGGTTGCTAACCTCATGTGATATCGGTTCACATACTTCAGGGGACCTTCGGGTCCCTTTTTTTTATGCTATACTAAGGACATGAACACACCTAACTGGCAACACCACTCTAAGAAAGAGAAACACAGCAAGGGCACTTGTAAGGGACGAATCCGAGCAAGTAAACAACGCCTTCGAGCACTCAAAAAGAAACTATATACTAAAGACCCCAAAGGGTCTTTTTTTATGTTTACATTACTTTGTGTAGTGATATGTAGCGATGTATACAGAAAATAAGAGTTGTTGCTGGGAACAAAGTACCTATGGTTTTTGTCAGGGTTTGCTTATAAGTAGTAGTAGAATTAAGCGAGGTGGAAAAATGATCCCTGAATTCCTCTATATTATTGTTCCCAGTTATGGAGGTGATAGATCCAATGCACAATCTAATTTCCCGTAACCAATTAGATGAATGGCGTCATTTTGAACAAACTGTCGATGATATGACCATCGAAAATGAAAAACTCAATGACTACTATGAATGTCTGATTGAATGCGATTCCTTAAATCAACATGAGTGTAAACGAGTCTGCAAGAGGTTGCTTATGTGATATAAATAATCATACCGTGTGAAGGAAGTGTGGAGGGCAGAAATGCCCTCCATTTTTTTATGCTAAATAATTTTACTCTGATATTACATCATGGACTATAAACCATACTCCCCAGAGTGGCATAGAAAAAGGTGCTTGAAAGAAGCGTTAGATCAATACTTTGATAATTACATTCCCAATAACGTAATTCGCGAAGACATCTTTGATATTATCTCTGAAAGATCCGAGTCTGCATACGCTGACTGGAATAGAGCGGAAGAATTGATCTCTCTGTTAGACTCTAAATAACACTGTATCTGGTGTAGATTTATGCTTTCAACTGCGTACAGACTTAGATTAGAATCTATTTGTCGGTGTATTGCAAACAAGGAACAAGTTCCTTTAGAAGACATGATTTGGGCAGAAAAACTTGCTAAATCATATACAACTGCTAGAGACTGGTTAAATAAAGCTCGTCGTCAAGCTGCTCAAAATATTGAGGAGGGCACGATGGATGATTTTATGAATAAGATGGGACTAGGAGACCCCGACCCATCTAATTACAAAACGGGGTTTGAAGGTGCCGATGAAATTGTAGATTGGTTCCAGAGAGACAAACCAGATGACTGGAGGCAACGAGACTAATGTCCGAAAATTGGTACGAGTCACAAGTACAAAATAGAAACTACTTATCTCCGATTGGATTTTTATTCATCTTGGAGAAGGCACGAAAGATTTCATACTTGTGTCAATCAACATCTATCCCAACCCTTACTGTTGGGGCAATTGATATTCCAACACCAGGCATGGCTCCAATGCGTTTGGATGGTAATGCTCAATTTATGGATCTTGAAGTTGAATTTTTAATTGATGAAGATCTTACAAACTACATGCAAATTTATAAATGGTTAGAGGCATTGGGTACACCTGCAGAGTTTGACTCTCGTATGGTATGGAGAAGAGAAAAAAGTAGAGCACGCGAAGATAATCCCCTTACTAGTGATGCAACGTTGCAAGTATTGAATAACAACAATTTGCATAATTTTGATGTTGTCTTTAAAGATTTATTTCCCATAAGTTTGAGTACATTGGGATTTAATGTTACCATGGGGGATAATGAATATATGCGTGCTACAGCAACGTTTAAGTACAACTACTATGAAATCAGACAACCAAACAAAACAAACAAACTCTGATATTCCCGAATGGAAACAATACATGCTTGATCATTATGTTCTTACTGCTGAAGAACGAACACTTCTAAAAGAAGGACCTAAAAGTTTAGCGCAAGCATGGCACTTACAAGCACTTAAGTATCGTTATGAATCTAGAAAACCTGCAAGAAATGTGGAAGACTGATTCCAGACTGGATGATGATCTTCATGATAATGACTCAATTGCAATTCCCCAACTTCATATGAAATATATGGAGTTTCATAATACATATTCTCTTATGAAAAGAGAAAGGGAATTAGAAATGAAAAGATTAGTTAGAGATAAATGGTTGTACTACAAAGGTAAAGCACCAGCATCGGTGTATAAAGAAATGCCCTTTGATTATAAACTAACAGCAAAAGATGAGATCTCCATGTTCATTGAAGCGGACGAGGAGATTCAAAAGATTCAATACAAAATAGACTACATAGAACAGGTTCTCTTCTTTTTAGACGGCGTTTTGCGGATGATCAATAACCGCACCTATCACATTAAAAACGCTATCGAATGGAAGAGATTTCAATCTGGTATGTAATTAATGTATGATCTTGTTATCCGGAAGAAAAATGAAGTTTATCTTAAAGTTGAAGCAGAACCAGGATTAAATTATGAGTTAGCAGACTTTTTTACCTTTGAGGTGGAGTCTGCTAAATTCATGCAGAAGACTCGACGCTATAGGGGTTGGGATGGCAAGATACGTTTATACTCTCCAGCAACCGGAGAGATCTATTGTGGTCTGATCGAATATCTTCTTGATTGGGCAGATGAAAAAAAATACAAGTATAAGATAGAACAGTGTGAATATTTTGGTCACCCTCTAGAAGATAATAGTTTTATCACTCCCAAGTCGGTTGTAGGGTTCGTAAAATCACTGCACCTACCCCCGAGTCTGAAGGTACGGGATTACCAATATAAGGCAATTTATGAAGCACTGAAATACAACAGGCGATTGTTGCTGTCCCCCACAGCATCAGGAAAGTCTTTGATGATCTATTCATTGGTACGCTTTCATGTAAATGTAGGTAGAGAGGTATTAATCGTAGTCCCGACTACTTCTCTCGTCGAGCAGATGTATAAGGACTTTGAAGAATACGGATGGATGGCGTCCGAATACTGCCACAAAATATATGCGGGGGCGGAAAAATATACGAAACATCAGGTGGTAATTACCACTTGGCAATCGATCTATAAGGAACCTCGTAAATGGTTTGATAGGTTTGATGTTGTCATCGGTGACGAGGCGCACCTTTTCAAAGCCAAATCTCTGAGTTCTTTGATGAGTAAGTTGCATGAATGTAAATATCGTATTGGATTTACGGGTACGCTAGATGGTGCAAATGTCAATCAACTTGTATTAGAAGGTTTATTTGGTAAATGCTCTCAGGTTACCAGAACTAATGAGTTAATGAAGCAAGGATATGTTGCTAAGTTGAAAGTAAAGATTGTTCTTCTTAAGCACGAAGAGAAACTGTTTGAAGGATATCAGGATGAAATTGAATATCTAATTGAGCATGAGGGTAGAAATAAATTCATTCGTAATCTGACATGTGATCTTAAAGGAAACACTCTTGTGCTATTCAACTATGTAGAGCGTCATGGAGTGCCTCTTCACGAATTGATAAATAGTCATACCGACCGACCAGTTCATTTTGTTCATGGTGGTGTCGATGTTGAAGACCGTGAAAGAATCAGATTGTTAACCGAACAATCAGATAACTCAATTATCATTGCATCTTACGGAACCTTCTCTACGGGAATCAATATAAAAAAATTACATAACGTTATTTTTGCCTCTCCTTCTAAGTCCAGAGTACGCAATCTACAATCTATTGGTCGTGTACTAAGGAAAGGCGAAAACAAATCACAAGCAACATTATATGATATTGCTGATGATATCTCTACAGACAGAGGAAACAATTACACATTGAATCATCTGATGGAGAGAGTCAAGATTTATAATCAAGAAAAATTTAATTATGAGATCATAGATGTCAAAGTAAAAGCTTATGATTAATTACGCAAAACACGACGAAGAGTTTTACGGAATCTTCAAACTGGTTAGTGGAGAAGAAATTCTTGGCAAAGCAGTTCTTACTGAAGATGACGGAGAAACTATTGCATTCATTCAAGAACCTGTATCCATTCAAATGATCACTAAAGAAATTGATGATCATAAAATGGCACGCGGCATTGGGTTCGCCAAGTGGCAACAAATGTCTGATGATGATTTCTTTATCTTACGAGAAAAAGACATCATGACCATCTCTACCATGAGTAAAGAAGTTATTGTTATGTATGAGGCATATGTTGTATCGGATGGTGATCCTGAAAAATTAAAAAAGAGCATTCAAACAGATCCGGATAAAACATCAGGATATCTAGGAAAGATTGATGCTGCTAGAAGGTTATTTGAAAGAATATATAAGAGCTAATATATCTCTGAACCCTTGACATGGTTATTCTACACAAGATTGACATACTTGTCAAGTGTGTTATAATGTACATAAAGCAATAATAGAATATGCGAACCGTCAAAAAAACACAAAAACAGCATTATGTAGATAACCAAGAGTTTTTGGCGGCTATCGTCAAGTATAAACAAAAGGTATTTGCAGTAGCAGAAAAAGAGATCGAAGGTTTTTCTGATCTAGATTCCGATGAGCAATTTACAATTTTAAAGAATTGGAAGAGCCCTAATAAACCTAGAGTGGGAAATTATATTGGAAGTTGTTTTCTCAAGATTGCAACTCATTTATCATATCGTCCAAACTTTATCAATTACATGTATAAAGATGATATGATTTGTGATGGTATTGAAAATTGCATTCAGTATATTGATAATTTCAACCCTGAAAAATCTAAGAATCCTTTCGCATATTTTACACAGATTGTATACTATGCTTTCCTAAGACGTATTGCAAAAGAGAAACGTCAGATGGATATTAAAGAAAAAATCATTGAGAAGTCAGGCTACAATCACGTCTTTACAGTTGACGGAGACGGCGATGCGGGGTATAATCAGATTAAGTCCCGTCTTGAATTGAACTCTAAGCGATGAAGATCCTCCTGATAACTGATCAACACTTTGGAGTTCGCAATGATAATGTATTTTTTATAGACCACTACCAACGTTTCTATGGTGAGGTAGTGTTTCCTTTTATTGATGCCCATCAAATTGATACTGTCATTGCATTGGGTGATACGTTTGATAAACGTCGATCCATTAATTTTATGTCACTTGACTCTGCGAAGCAGATGTGGTTTGACCCTTTAAAGGAACGGGGCATACAAATGCATATGCTTGTAGGTAACCATGACATCTACTACAAAAACACTCTACGAGTTAATGCCCCAAGTGAATTACTGGGAGAATACGACAACATCAGGGTCCACACTGAACCTAACACTGTTGTTTTTGATAACCTTCCTATACTTCTTCTGCCTTGGATATGTGACGAGAACCGAGAACAATCCCTCAATATTGTTGCAGAAAGTTCTGCTCCTGTCGCTATGGGTCACCTTGAGCTTAACGGGTTTGAGGCTCACCCTGGTCATGTAATGTTGAATGGGATGGATAAGTCACTGTTTAAAAAATTCAAAAGAGTTTTTAGTGGCCATTATCACATGAAATCCAAGAAGGATAATGTAACATATCTTGGCAACCCCTATCAGTTATATTGGAATGATTATGGATGTAAGAGAGGATTCCATGTCTTTGATACAGACACTCTCAAGACTACTTTTTATAGGAATCCCTTTGATATTTTTCATAAATTGTATTATAATAATGGAGTTACTTTACCAGACGGAGAAGAACTCAAAGGTGCATTCGTCAAACTAATCGTTGAGAATAAAGGTGACTATGCTAAGTTTGACTATTCAGTCAAGGAACTTCAGGATATGTCTCTTGCGGATCTTAAAATTATTGAAGATCTTAGTGTGGAAATTGAGAATGGTTCTGTCGTAGAGACCGAAGATACCATAACTCTCTTAGATAACTACATAGATGAAATAGATCTAAAAGTAAATAAAGATAACGTTAAACAAACTCTACGATCTCTGTACACAGAAGCACTGGAACTTTAAATGTTTATTCTAACAGAACGTCTTACCGGAGGAGTATATGCCGGTATTAATAATTTTACCGGCAGAAAAACTGTTCAAGTATTTGAAGAGAAAGATGATGCTGATAGATATTTGATGTTATTAGAAGCAGCAGACTACGATGATAGATTAGAGGTCATGGAAATAGACCCTGATGTTATCGCTATGAATTGCAATAAGTTTGGATATCAATTCACTATAATTTCCCCTAACGACTTTATTATTCCACCGGTATGATTTTATTTGAAAGTATTCGTTGGAAGAACTTTCTTTCAACAGGTGATCAGTGGACTGAGTTAGATCTTCAGTCTCACAATTCGACTCTTATTGTTGGTGAAAATGGAGCAGGAAAATCTACTCTATTGGATGCCTTGTGTTTTGTTTTATTTAATAAACCATTTCGTAAGATCACGAAATCTCAACTGGTCAATAGTATTAACGAAAAGGGAACTAAAGTAGAAGTTCGATTTTCTATTGGCAAGGAGGAGTATCGTGTATTCAGAGGAATTAAACCAAACGCTTTTGAAGTTTATAAGAACAATAAACTGGTCGATCAAGATGCTGCTGCCAAAGACACGCAGAAATATTTGGAGCAATCAGTGCTCAAACTCAATTTCAAATCATTCACTCAAGTTGTTATACTCGGATCATCAACTTTTGTCCCCTTCATGCAATTGTCAGCACCTCACCGACGAGAAGTTATTGAAGATCTACTTGATATCAACATCTTCTCCTCGATGAATTCTCTGTTGAAGGATCGTATTCGTGATGCACAGACACAGAGTCGCGACTGCGATCATATGCTGACCATGCATAGTCAGAGAGTTTCTGCACAAGAAAAACTTCTAGGTCAATTGAGAGAAGTAAATCAAAATCGCCAAGAAGAAAAGCAGAAGAAATATGATGATAATCTTGCTACCATGCAAGATGTATATAAACAAAAATCTAATCTAGCGAATGAAATAAGCAATATCGTATCTTCTATGGGTGATTATGAATCTGCTGCAAAAACGTTATCAACTTTGCGTCAAGGGCAATCGGATAAAAAATCTGAATTGAAATTAATTTCTAAAGAACTTAAGTTCTATCAAGAGCATGATGAATGTCCTACATGCCAACAATTTATTGATAAGGACTTTAAGTTTGCAATGGTTGGTAATAAGACTGGAAAGGGAAAAGCTCTTGCCGAAGAAATTGTGCAGTTTAATTCTGATATCAAAGAAGCAACCTCGATTGTCTCCGCAATTTCAGAACAGTCTATGAAGTTGAAAGAATTGAATAGTGATCTTTCGGCAATTGAACGTGACTATGTTCGACTTGAATTCGAGAATCTTCGTATTCAAGATGAGATTATTAAACTGCAGCAGAGCACTCCTAATATCGATCAAGAGGAAGAGCATTTGTTTTCCTTGCAGAAAGATTATAATATTACCAAAGATGATTGTGCTGAGGTTAGTCGCACATTAGATGAATATCAAGTCGTATCTAATCTACTTAAGGATTCTGGTATCAAAAGTCAGATTATCAAAAAATATGTCCCCATCTTTAATAGTCTAATTAATAAATATCTCCAGTCTATGGATTTCTTCGTTAATTTTACTCTTGATGAAGAATTTAATGAGGTTATTAAAAGTCGTTTCAGGGACGAATTTTCTTATGCTTCATTCTCAGAAGGCGAAAAGCAAAAAATCGATCTCGCGTTGCTGTTTACATGGCGCGAAGTCGCTAGGATGAAAAACAGTGTTGCCACCAACTTACTCATACTTGATGAGGTGTTTGATAGTTCTTTGGATACGTCGGGTACTAATGAATTACTTCAGATTCTTCGCAGTCTTGGGAATAATACTAACGTATTTGTCATTTCTCACAAAGGGGAAATTCTGGTAGACAAGTTTTTAAGGACAGTTAAATTTGAAAAGATCAATGACTTCTCAAAGATGTCGGACGATTCGTAAACTGTCCATCCCCTTGACCGTTCGCGGTTTGGTCTGCTAGAATGTATTCATACAAAACAAAACGCCCATGATCAACCAAGAAGTCAAAGGAACTCTCGCTAAACTACTGGCAACTGAGAACCTGACTGTTGAGCATCGTAAAGTTAGTACAGCATATTTTGATGTTGAGAAGCGTGTTCTCTGCCTTCCTATCTGGAAGAGTGCTTCTAGCACCGTCTATGACCTTCTGGTAGGTCATGAAGTGGGACATGCCCTCTATACCCCTTCAGACGACCTCAAAGGTATCTCTAAACCGTTTGTGAATGTTTTGGAGGATGCTCGCATTGAGCGTATGATGAAACAGACCTATCCTGGTCTTCGCAAATCATTCTTTGAAGGTTACCAAGAATTGTGGGAAGATGATTTCTTTGGTGTTCGTGACATGAACATGGAAGATCTTCCGTTGATTGATCGCATCAATCTGTATTTCAAAGGTAATCCAGAAGTTCCTTTCAGTGATACTGAAACTGTATGGGTTTCTCGTGCATCTAAAACTAAAACATTCCAAGATGTTCTTGATCTTGCTAGTGAACTTTATGAATATGCACAAGAACTTCAAGAACAGAAAGATAATCAGATGGATGCACCAACACCAAAGGATGATGTTCCCGGTTCTCCATCAGGAGAAGATCTCGATGAAGTAAATCCTGTTTCTGAAGATGATCCCGATGAAGAAGGTACTCAAGAGGAGACTGAGCAGGATTGGTTTACTGATGATGACCCTATGGAACGGGAGCAATATGGAGATGATCCTGCACATCTAGATGTTCCTAGTTATGATTTGAATGAGACTGAGAGTGTTACTGAAAAAGCACTTGCTGAAGCGTTGGAAAGTATGATTGATGATGACGCTAAAGAATGGGTATATTTGAATATGCCTAACCCAGATCTTAAAAAAATCATTGTCCCTTTTAATGAAATTCAAGAAAATCTTCAAGAACATTATTACGACAAAACATTTGCGAGTGAATATATGGATGATGTAGAGAAAAAATATCATGCAAATAATATCGAATTCTCTATCAATAAGTATCAGGAATATAAAAAAGATTCTGTAAAGACTGTCAACTACCTTGTCAAACAATTTGAGATGAAGAAGTCTGCTGCTCAATATAAGAGAGCAGCAACATCTAAGACTGGTGTAATTGACACAAATAAGTTGTTCAAATATAAACTAACTGATGATATTTTCAAGAAAACTACAGTTGTTCCTGATGGGAAGAATCATGGATTGGTGATGTTTGTTGACTGGTCTGGTTCTATGGCAGACGTTCTTCTTGATACAATCAAACAAACTTTCAATCTTGTTTGGTTCTGTAAGAAAGCAGGAATTCCTTTCCGTGTCATGGCATTTCAATCCGGTGCTGGATACAAAAATTTTGATGATGGCAAGGAAACGTTGAATCTTCGTGAATTTGATATGCATATGCATGACGATTTCAAACTCTTGGAGTTCTTCTCATCAAAACAAAATGCAAAGTCATTAGAAAAATCCATGCAACTTATCTTCCTACATGTATTTTCTATGGGAGGATATAGGATTTCTACTTATAGTAAGTATGGTTTGGGTGGAACTCCTCTTTCTGAAGCAATGTATTGCACTAGAAGTATTGTTGATGCCATGAAGAGGGTTGAAAATATTACTAAGGTCAATGTTGTTTGTTTGACTGACGGTGAAGCAAATCCTCTTGGATATGTTCAACAGAGTCCTTATCACGATGAAGAGTTTAGGGGTTCATATCTCTGCCATAGTAGAGGTCGTGTTTATATCTTGAGGGATACTGTTACTGGATACTCTCGTAGGATGGATGCATCACCATATCACACTACGAAAGAATTAGTTTCTTTCATGCGTGAGATTACTGATTACAATTGGATTGGTATTCGTATTTGTAATAAAGGTGATATGCTTCGTATTGCTAGAGAGTATTCACCTAAAGGAGTTGATGCTGCTGAACAACAGTGGAAGAAAGAAAGATTTGCTACTCTTAAAGATAATGTAGGATTTAGTGAGTCTCTTTACATGCCCACTCAGGGTATGGGTAATTCTTCTCAAGATCTAGAGGTAAAACAAAAGGGTGAAGTTGCAACTAGAGCAGAACTTAGTCGTGCATTTAAAAAGCATATGGGTTCTAAAATGACAAACAAAACTATCCTTAATCGTTTCATTGAGCAAATCGCATGAGAATTGAAGTTACCCTCTACATCGCTGGCACAGTCTTTACCGAAGAGGTTATTGCTCGCGACTATCAACACGCTAGAGAAATTGCTTTAGCAAGAAATCCAGATGCCACTGTCATGAGTGTGACAGCAGTGTACGGATAAATAACTGTCCCTAGACCTGTCCAAGTGGCAGGTCTTCTGCTATAATATGTGTATAGACAACAAACAAAGCACATGCCTTTCGCACCAAATCCCGTTACAACCGAACAACTCGTTCAATATCTCACTGACAAAGTTGGTTCTGAGGTTGGTTGTAACAACATTCGCGAAGCAGCAGATTCACTGAACGTATCTTACGCTACTGCTTGCAAACGCCTGAAGTCTTATAAATCAGGTAAGGGTAAGTGGAATCTCACTGCCCAAGAAATTGAACGTGCGTATCAGGCACCGTCTGCTATTTCAAAAGAGTCTTACACTCCAGAAAAAGATGATTCCTACGTCCCTTTTGGTAACTTCGGCAATCTTCGCAAAGTTATCTCCTCTAATCAATTTTACCCAATCTTCATTACAGGTCTTTCTGGAAATGGTAAAACCATGTCCGTTGAGCAGGCGTGTGCTGCAACGAAACGAGAACTAATCCGTGTCAACATCACAATCGAAACGGATGAAGATGATCTTATTGGCGGTTTCCGTCTTGTTAACGGTGAAACCGTATGGCATGACGGACCAGTTATTCAAGCTCTCAACAGAGGAGCTATCTTGCTC